CATCTTGTCCTGCACCCTGGGCAAAGATATTAATGACTGACGGGACCCTTAAGAATGCAGGTGATCTAAAAGTTGGTGATTTAATAAAAACTCAAGATGAACACACTTTAGAATGGGGTGAATACTCTGTATTAAAAGTTTCTATCGTTCAAGAAGATAGATTTAAAATGAAATTTGACCACAAAGATTTGGTCTGCTCAACATCTCATAAAATGTATGTTGAAAATAAAGGTTGGACTAGAGTTTGTGATATGGTAATTGGGGATATTATAAGTGGACATACCTTACTTGAAATTGATGATTATGAATATGGAGATGTCGTTGCAATTCAAATTAAGGGTGCTCATACTTATATCTGTGAAGGATTATTATCTCACAATTTAAAGATAGTTACTCCACCACCTCCTCCACCAGCACAACCTCCTCCACCACCACCATTTACATCCTGTCCTGCTCCATGGACAAAGATATTAATGGCAGATGGAACTCAAAAGAATGCTGGAGACCTAAAAGTTGGTGATTTAATCAGAACTCGACATGAGCATACTTTAGAATGGGGTGAATACTTAATTGATTATGTTAAGCAAGTTGATTCTGAAAGATTGAAAATTATCTTTGATCATGTTGAATTTACTTGCTCACCTACTCACACATTTTATAGTGAAGAAAATGGTTGGATTTTAGCTTGTAGTTTAAAAATAGGTGATATTATTTCTGGACATACGATTATAAAAATTGAAAGTGCAGAACCTGGAAAGGTTGTTGCAATTCAAGTTGATGGTGGTCACACCTATATCTCAGAAAACTTATTATCTCACAATAAACTAGTTGCACCCCCACCAACAGTCAAATAAAAATTCAATCGTTATAAACGGGAGCGGCATGTGGATCATAAGTCAAAAAAACGCTTAATGTCTGCCTAACGCCGCTCTCAACTTTTTTAACTCCATGTGTAAATTTTAAATCTGCTGGATGAACAACTAGCATTCTTGGTTCTGGTTTAACTTCTATATTCAAATTTGGATAATATAGTTCTCCTCCAACAAAAGAACTATTAAAATAAAGAACACTTCCGTGCGATCTCCAAGGAGATGCATTTGGAGTAACTCCATCTTGCTCAATATTATCTGCATGTGGAGTAAGTTCTACTTTATTTTCCCACCTAACAAATTGTGGATATTCTATAAAAAGTTTTTGGTCAGATATAGAAGTTTTCTCTACAACACTTCTAATTGATACAATTAACTTAATTAATTTTTCTCTAACTTCTTCTTCCTTAATTGAAGAATAATATATGCATCTTTTGGACCAGTAATCTTCTGAACTTATATGTTGATCATATGAAGATTTATTTTCTTCTACCCAGTTTAAAAAATAATCATTTTCTTCTTCTGTAATAAAATTTCTAATTACCAATGGATAAGACATAAATGTGAATTTTAAAATTGTTCATATTCGTATTTATTTCTTTATTATAAATACTTAAAATAAGGTTGGCGTTCTCCACCTATGGCAATTAAAAAAGCGTTTGTTATAAAAGACGGATTAGAAGTTAATTCCGACGTTCTTATTGTAAGCAGTCAAACTAAAAATGTTGGCATAGGTTCTACTATTCCGAGAGTAGAATTAGATCTACGTGGTAGGTTTATTGCAACAGATTCTTATCTAACAGGAATCTCAACTGTTATAAACGAATTAAACGTAGGATCAAATGGAACGGTTCTTACAGCATTAGGTAGTGGTTCTGTTGGTGTAGGAACAGCACTGCCAAACTACTTATTAGATGTTCGTTCTTCAGTCTCTACAGGACAAACAGCACTCTATGTTCAAGGTGATTCAAATATTACTGGAAAGTTGGATATTGGGGGTAGTATATCCTTTAGTGGGTTTACTGCACTTAATGCCAATATCACTGGTATTGCAACAATTGGAACAGTACAAATATCTTCAGGTATTGTAACTGCTACAAGTACAAGTGGTGTTGTAACTTATTATGGTGATGGTTCTAAACTTACTAATGTTGCTGCTTCTTCTGCTGTCTATGCTATAAATTCTGGTATAGCAACTTATGCTACCTCTAGTGGTATTTCTAGTACTGCTACTTATGCTACTTCTAGTGGTATTGCTACTTATGCTACCAGAGCAGGAATATCAACTTATGCTACTAATGCTGGAGTAAGTACCTATGCTACCTCTAGTGGTATAGCAACTTATGCTACTTCTAGTGGTATTTCTACTACTGCAACTTATGCTACCTCTAGTGGTATAGCAACTTATGCTACTTCTAGTGGTATTGCTACTTATGCTACCAGAGCAGGAGTAAGTACCTATGCAACCTCTAGTGGTATTGCTACTTATGCTACCTCTAGTGGTATTTCTTCCACACTTACTGCAACCGCATCAGTTAATACTACTGGCATCATAACAGCATCATCATTCGTTGGAAATGGTTCTGGATTAACAAATTTACCAACAGTTTTTAGTGGTATTGCTACATCAGTTATAGGTGGTATTGCATCTGTTACACAATTAAATGTTTCTGGTGTTTCTACATTTACAAATGGACCTGTATTAGTCGGAGTAGCAACAGCAACAGGAACTGCATCACAACCACTTCAAGTAACTGGTGGTGCTTATGTAAGTGGTAATCTTGGAGTTGGCGTCACAAATCCACAAGAAAAACTTCACATTTATGGAGGAAACGTTACTAGTCTTGAGATAACGGCAGATTCTGAACCAAACATTAATTTTAATACCACTGATGGTTTAAGAAACGCTACTTTATTCAATTCTTATGGTAGTGTAGGACTTGTTGGATATGGTCCATCATCCAATTATATTTTATATCATAATAATAGCAGTGGAGTTCTTAACAATCAATACACTTATTTCCAAGTAGCTGGACAGGAGGTATTAAGACTTGTACCCGGTACAGCACTTATTGGTTCTGGAACTTCAACAGGAACTGCATCACAAAAACTTCAAGTAACTGGTGGCGCTTATGTTTCCGGTAATTTTGGAATTGGGTCCACAAATCCATCTCAACCTCTACACGTTCAAGGTAATGCAAGAGTTACTGGAGGAATTTATGATTCCAATAATCAAATAGGTACTTCAGGACAAGTTTTACAATCTATTGGAACTGGTATAAGTTGGACAACATTTTCTGGTGGTGCTACATTATCAAATGATACAACTACTAATGCATCATATTATCCAACATTCAGTTCTGCTACTTCTGGTACATATACTACAGCATATGTTTCTGATACTAAATGTACATTTAACCCATCAACGGGTACATTATCAGCAACTCAATTTACATCACTATCAGACGCAACTCAAAAAACTAACGTAAGACCTATAGAAAATCCAATTGAAATTACAAAACAACTTGATGGAGTTAGGTTTGATTGGATAAATACCAATAAACCTTCACTTGGTCTGATTGCTCAAGAAGTTGAAAAAGTACTTCCAGAACTCGTTGAAACTAATAGTGATGGTATTAAGTCAGTAAGTTATTCTAATATGGTTGGACTTTTAATTGAAGCAATCAAAGAACAACAAATTCGTATTGAAGAACTGGAGAGAAAGTTAAATGTCTAGACCCAATCAGTTTTTATCTCCGGAAGGTGATTTGGAAGATTATTTTGTAGATGAATATTGGTTAATTGACCAGTATGTTGGTGATACTTTATGGGTTTGGGGTGGAAATAATTCAAATCAATCGGGATCATTGGGAGACAATACATCAGTCTCTAGATCTACTCCAGTTACTACAATTGCGGGAGGAGCAAACTGGAAATCTGTTGCTGTTGGATATGGACATAAGTTTGGAATTAAAACTGATGGAACTTTGTGGGGTTGGGGGGCAGATTATGATGCTATGTTGGGGACCAATGCCAGTAATTTGCTTGCAAGATCTACTCCAGTCACCACATTTGCAGGAGGAACCGACTGGAAACAAGTTTCTTGTGGTTATTATTTTTCTGCAGCGATTAAAACTGATGGAACTCTATGGACTTGGGGAGCTAATACCGCTGGACAACTTGGAATTAATAGTACAATTAAGAAATGTACTCCAGTCACCACATTCGCAGGAGGAAACAACTGGAAACAACTTTCTTGTGGATATGCAAGAATAGCAGCAATCAAGACTGATGGAACTTTGTGGACTTGGGGAGTTGGTAATAGTGGAGAGATGGGAAGTAATACTGCAATAGATAGATCCACTCCAGTTACTACATTCGCGGGAGGAACCAACTGGAAACAAGTTGCTTGTGGAACTTATCATACTGCAGCAATCAAGACTGATGGAACTCTATGGACTTGGGGAAGTAATTTTGCATCACTAGGAGACAATACGGTAATCAATAGATCCACTCCAGTCACTACATTCGCAGGAGGAACCAACTGGAAACAAGTTGCTTGTGGGTTTAGTTATACTGCAGCAATAAAAACTGATGGAACTCTATGGGGTTGGGGAAATAATAGTAATGGTCAACTAGGAGACAATACTTCAACCAGTAGATCCACTCCTGTCACCACATTTGTAGGAGGGACCAACTGGAAACAAGTTGCTGCTTCCAATAGCAGTTATCATACGGCAGCAATAAAAACTGATGGAACTCTATGGGCTTGGGGTGATAATGGATTTAGTGGTTCTGGTGGGATGATAGGAGACAACACAATATCCTCTAGACTCACTCCAGTTACAACATTTGCAGGAGGATCAAACTGGAAACAAGTTTTTGTGGGAAGGTCTCAAACTGCAGCAGTCACATCAGGTACTGATCCCACCTACTTCATCTCATAAATAATTAAAAAAGTCATATGTACGCACTAGTTAATGGTCAAGAATTACTTTTAGGACCAATCACATTCAACTACAGAATGATTAATTCAGTTCTTGAAGATGAACTTGAAGTAGATTATAGGGTGACTTCACAAGACTATCAATCAGTTCCTATTATTTTTAATGAAGAGATTAAAATTCTTCCAGCAAGAAATGAGATTCCAGAGTTTGATCCAAGATTTCAAACAGTATCCCAAACAAGTCATACAATTGCAGATGATGAAGTAGTCTTTGTTTATACTGTTTCCGATAAACCACTTGAGCAAATTAAAGACGAATACAAAGCAGGTGTAAAACCAGAAAGACAAAGAAGAGAAAGTACTAGGGTTGAAGTTACTATTAATAATTCTACAATTACAGTAGCAACAGACAGAGAAAATCGTTTAGCACTTACTTCAAAGTACATTGCAGGACCTGGACCTCATAACTTTAAGTTTGATAATGGAACTTGGTTAGAAATCACCACAGAAGATTTGCAAACCATTATTCAAGCAGTGGATTCAAAAGTTCAAGAAGCATATGATTGGGAACTTGCAAAACTTCAAGAGATTGATGCTTGTGAGACTAAAGAATCTGTTTATGAAGTAGAGATTGTTCCACCTGTAGAAATGCCTGGAGTAGTTCAAAATGCCCAATCCTAATACCAACTTTAAAGATTCTTTTGGTACTGATTTAGGCAATAAACTCATTACCAAAGAATACTTAATGACTGTGTATCCACAGATTGCAAATCAGTTGATTACTCCAGAACTTTGGGTTTGGGGATATAGTGGTTTTGGACAATTAGGAAACAATAATTCATTAGTAAATATATCTACACCAATCACAACAATAGCAGGAGGAGCAAACTGGAAACAAGTTTCTTGTGGATATCGGCATACGGCAGCAATCAAAACTGATGGAACTTTGTGGACTTGGGGATTTTCCAATAGTAATAATAAAGGTTCTGTAGTTGTTGTAGGAACACTTGGTATAAATGACACAACTACATTTATTAGATCCACTCCAGTTACTACATTTGCAGGAGGAACCAACTGGAAACAAGTTTCTTGTGGAGGTAATTTTACAGCAGCAATCAAAACTGATGGAACCTTATGGACTTGGGGAAATAATAGTAATGGACAACTAGGAGACAATACAGGAACCAATAGACTTACTCCAGTCACAACATTTGCAGGTGGAACCAACTGGAAACAAGTTGCTGGGGGGGGATACAGTACAGCAGCAATCAAGACTGATGGAACACTATGGACTTGGGGATATGGTGCATTTGGGCAACTAGGAGACAATACAACTACATTTATTAAATCCACTCCAGTCACAACATTCGCAGGAGGAACCAACTGGAAACAAGTTTCTTGTGGACAATATCATACAGCAGCAATCAAAACTGATGGAACTTTGTGGGGTTGGGGTGAGCCTGGTGGAGGGAGACTTGGAGATAATACAAATCTAACAAGTAAACTTACTCCAGTCACAACATTTGCAGGAGGAACTAACTGGAAACAAGTTTCTGGTGGAAATAATCATACCGCAGCAATCAAGACTGATGGAACCTTATGGACTTGGGGTAGTAATACTTCAGCAGGAGTACTTGGGATTAATAGTTCAAATGCCGCTCTTAATATATCTACTCCTGTTACTACATTCGCAGGAGGAACCAACTGGAAACAAGTTGCTTGTGTATCCGGTACTATAAATGCAATCAAAACTGATGGAACTTTATGGATTTGGGGATCTAATAATCTTGGACAACTAGGAGATAATACAATAATCTCCAGATCCACTCCAGTCACAACATTCGCTGGAGGGACCAATTGGAAACAAGTTTCTGCTGGACCTAATTATACTGCAGCAATCAAAACTTCAGATGATTTGCAAGGTATCTAAATACCTTCAAATACATTATTCTTATATGAACCCCCTTGAGTTAGTTGCAAAAACATTATATTCCTTTCAAGAACATCAACTTACATTTGAACTTCTAGATGCTTTTGGAAAAAGAGCACAAGTATTCTCACAATATGATGAGATTGCAAAGTGCTTTTTTGAACTTAAGAACTTCTCCAAAGCAATTGAGTATGGAGAAAAAGGTCTTAAATTAGCACAAACAAAAGAAGAAAAATATACAACAGCAAAGAACCTGATTAATGCCTATAATCAGTCTAATATTCCAGAGAAATCAATTACTCAGATTGAAAAACTAAAGAAACAAAATCCTCAAGATACTGAACTTCTTCTTGAGGAAACTTTTGCTTATTCTGCAATTAATCAAAAAGAAAAATCAGAAAAACTTTTATTCAATCTTCTTCAAAAGAAACTACCAGAAGAAATTGAAAGAAAAGCATATCACAACTTATCGGGACATTATTTTAGGAAGGATGATATTCGTACAGGACTTCAACATTTTCTCAAAGCAGGAGAAGTAGAAGCATATAAGAATAGAAAACTTCCTGAATATGAGAAATGGGATGGAACCATTACACCAGGAAGAACAATTATTGTAGATAATGAATGTGGTGCTGGTGATGAAGTGATTCATATCAGGTTTATGAAGCATCTCAAAGAACTTGGAATGAAACCGATTTGGAGTTCAACCAGAAGAGAACTTGTAGAACTCTTTCAGCATAATAGGTATGATGCTGTTTGTGTTTATGATAATCCAGAGTTTCCTAAAGATGCCTGCTGGGTTTATGGACTTGCACTTCCCTATTATCTTAATCTAACAATAGAAGATTTGGGACAAGAACCTTATCTTCAAACCATTCCAAAGTATGATGAGAAGTGGAAATGGATGCAGGAAGATACTGGATATAAGATTGGAATGTTCTGGGCATCTAGCTCTGGATTTGAACAGAACTCATTTAGAAGTGTAGAACTTAAAGACTATATGAATGTGCTGGGAAATAAAGGGTACTCATTATACTCACTACAAACTCATAGTGATAATAAGGATGCTGATGAGTATCCAGAAATCAAACAATCACTTTCAGTTCAAGGTAGAGAATTTGCTGATACATTCTCCATCATTAAGAACCTTGATATGGTTGTGACTTCTTGTAGTTTTGTAGCACACGTTGCAGCATCATTAGGAAAACAAGTCTGTGTCTTTGTTCCTATTATGGAATACTATGTTTGGACAAGTTCAACAGGAAAATCTATGTGGTATGGAGATAATGTTCATTTATTTCGTCAAAAGAAACCAAGAACCTGGGATGCCCCTATTAAAGAATTTAAAGAGTTTATGAACAGTAAATTGGAGGTAAATTATGTTTCGTGAATGTGGAGAATGTAAAGAATGCTGTATTTGGCCCAATGATACTGCTTTTGGGTGGGAATTTGGTGGGGGGAAAAAATGTAAATTTTTAGATGATGATGGTTGTAGCATTTATAAATTAAGACCAAAATGCTGTAGTCACTATCAATGTGTATGGAGTCAAAATTTACTTCCAGAAGAAATGAGACCTGATAAATGTAATTTTTTAGTTAATGCAAGAAATAATGAATATGGATTGTATTTTCAGGTAGTAGTAATAAATGGTAAGCAAATAAGTGATGATGAAATTTTTTGGTTTAAAGATTGGGCAAAAAAATTAAATATTCCCATATTATTTGAAAATCCTTCTCTAAAAATGGAGAGTTTATGAATGATAGGGGAGTATGATTTATCTTTTCTGAATCTCAATACTATTAAGAGTAAACTTTTACAGATAGAAACCAATTCTCACGGTCTTGTAAGCAAAGGTGTTTCTACTTACAATCACGGAATGCCTACTCTAATGTATCCAGAATTAACTGGATTAAAAAATACAATCAAACAATATGTGAGATTGTATTGCAATAAGTATGAGATTCCTCCACTCAAGTTTATCAACAGTTGGTTCAATATCTCACAACCAGGAAACAAACTCAAAGCACATAAGCACGAAGAAAGTATTGTAAGTGGAGCATTTTATATTTCTGGAAAAACTCCTTTGATATTTCCAGATACATCAATCAATCCTTATCCAGGATTATTAGTCATCTTC